AAAGTATTCCATACTGCCTGTGCTGGTATTATATCTAAAAACTCCAAAAACAGGATCAGTTGGACGTTCATTGGTAGCACCAAAAGGAATACGGACACTGGTAGAACCTGATGCTATCTCTCTGTTTTTAAGAAAAACTCCAGTTGCCATATTAGATACTTGTAAATGAAGTTACAGAATTTACTCCGCTTGCTACATTAGCAGTTACTTGAACAGTATCACCGTTTTCCAGTAGAAGTTTTTCTCCACCTGAGTATAGTTGGTAGGTATCAGTGGCTGCGATGTCGAGAGTTTTTGCTACTAAGTTTATGTTACCAACACTATCACCACTTGGGACAATATGTATATCAACATTGACTGCGGCCGCCGTTGCATTTGTTAATGCAAGATAGGTAATTGCAGTATTGTTTGTGCTTGTGTAAACTGTGGTTGCACTGTTACTAACGTTTGCGGTTTGTATTGCCATTTTAGTTCCTTAAAATATAATTCCAAAAACAATTGCTTTGCTTTTGCTTACTAATTCATCTGCGGTTGATCCGTCCACAAAGTAAACACCTGTTCCACCACTGCCTGCTACGTTTCCATACAACACAGTTGTATTTGCAACCGAACCTGGGGCTGAACTATCTGCTAATTGTAACCCTGCTGTAAGATTGATGTTACCAGCAACATTAAGTTGGCTAGTGTCAGTGAAGGTAAAATTTGCACTTGCACCAAAACTTCCTTCGTTGTTGAACTGTACTTGCGTATTTGCTCCAGCAACAGCACCAGCTGCTGCAGTTCCAATTTCATCCCAGGTACCTGTTTCTCCAGTTTCGCTGGTGCTTGTACTTATTTCCCATTTGTTATCTGTTGTATTATATCTAATACCTGCAAAAGTTGATGCAGTTTTATGAGTTAACAATCCAGCATTACTTGCATAGGTTGAAGTATTACTACTATTAGTTACAATAAACGGATCTTTTACATCAAGTATTTCAGTGTTAATATAGGTTATATTTCCACTTACCACTAGGTTTCCATCAACTTCCATTGTATTGGTATTGATGTACACTCTATCTTCAGTGTTTATGGTTTCAATATAATAATCGCCGTCGATTCTTTTTTTAGTATTCATAATGGACCTCTACGTGTATTTACCATTTCAAGAAACTTGTCCATTGACTGAATATTCATATTAGGCAAACTGATAAATTGTTTTACAAAAGCACTTTCGGGTCCTTCAATTCTTGTGAAATTTACATTATCAAATTCTTTTGCAAGCTCTATTAGTTGCCTTACCCAGTTTCCTGCAAATGTTGGCGGCTGAAGTTGAGTTTTATAAAATTTAGTATCGACGTATACGTTGTTGAACATGCCGTTGGTGGTTCCTAAATCAAAACCAATTAGAAATATATCAGTATGCCCATCTAAACATGCAAGAGCGGCAGCATTTGGACCACTGCTATAACCTTTGTATTTGTTTTCCAAAGGCAATGCACCTAAGTATGGTATAGGTTTTCTTGTATGAAAACGATAATTTTTAGAGTAACCGCTGTTTTGTATTTCTTCTGCAATAGGTCGATCAGTAGCAACCAAGCAGTCAGGAACAAAAGATCGATACAATGCATTACAACCGTATACTTTTCCTTTTGTTTTAAGTAGATTTAAATCTACTACCAATCTGCTTTTGCCGTTTCCTAATATGTATGCAGTACTCATAAAAAAACCCTCACTGTAGTTATTGCAGTAAGGGTTTTGGTAGTTAAAAAGTACCTATTAACCTAATGAAGCATTCTCAACTTGTACTAGATCCATAGTCGCAGGAGAAGCAGAACTACCTGATCCACCAACTTTCACTGTGTCATCTAGAATGTTGAAAAAGTTAATCAATTTTACATTACCACTGAAGTCTACTGAACGTCTTCCGCCCATTAGTCTTTCAATGCGTACTGCACTTGAACCTTCGTCTGTGTATGTTATAGTCATAGCACCTGTTGATAAAGCGGCATCGGCTTCGTTTGTAAGTGTACAAATTCCACATTCAGCAGCCGTACCTGAAGTACCAGCACCAGCGGCTGCAGTTACAGTAAAAATATGTCCTGGTGCAATTGTGCCTTTACCTGCACCCATTGCTTCCCAGTCAGTATCACCAACTGAAACCACTCTTAGTACACAGCCAACCACTGCATTCACAGGGTCAATAGCGGCGGCATCTAATCTTGACACTTGGTACTTTCTTGCACCTTTTTGCTTGATTATAAAACCTTCACCTTCGGCTGTTACACTTCCGCCAGTTGGTCGAATACGACATGTCATTACTGGAAATGTGTAGTCACTGGTATTAGGATTTCCACCTACTGCACCGTAGAATAATTCACCAGAAGGTGTTCTTGCGGCACTGTCGTCTCCTGGATTGTTAAAACCAGCATCCTGTGTATCAGATATTTTTATTTTAAGAGGTCTACCCATTTGTTTTCTCCTTTCAAAAAGTTGGCGTTCTAGGCCTACGCGGTTTTGTCCGCATAAAACACTTTATTGTGTTAATAGTATTTATGGTCAAAAAAATAGCACCCGAAGGTGCTATTTTTAATAAAGTTTTCAGTGTATATTATGAGAATGATAAGTTCTGAACTGCAATCTCACCTACATAGTCACCGGCATTTCCAAATGAACTTGCAGTGTTTGATAACTCGATATATCCATATCTAGTCATAAAACTTACTACTGGCTCAAATGATGTCGGATCTAGTACAACACCTGAACTCATTAGCGGTACGTATGGGCAGTAGAAAGCTGGAGCGTCTGTTTCAGATGCACCTTTGTATCCTACTAATACTGCTTGAGTGTCAGCTGCATATGAATCACAGAATACTCTCATTGTACCGTTTAATGTACCTACAAACTTTGTGTTTGTTGGTGCTTCAAAAGTACCTTCTGTAGTTCTAGCAAATGCTGAAGTTGTAGCTGATTGTAACACTGTTAATGAAGCTGGAGAAACAACTGCATAGTTACCTGCACCACGTCTTGTACGTTGTGCAATTAAGTTAGCTGTTCTGTTGATCAATACTGCTAAAGCGGCATGTTCATCACCAACGAAAGTAGCAGTACCTGATACTGCAGCCTGGTTGTATGTGAATTCAGTTGCGGCTAATGTACGTAGAGATAATAAAATCTCTTGATCGATTTCTGCAGTAATCTCTTGAGCTAATGCTGCCATGATTTCTGCTTCTACGTCGATACCGTGCATTGCTTGTGCATCTTGAGCTGCTTCAAATGTCCAACGTGCTTGTAACTTACGTGTCTTTGCTTCTACAGCTTGCTTTAAGATTTGAACAGAAATGTTTCTTCCGCCTAATCCTTCCATAGCTGCTGTTGCACTTCCACCGTAACCAGTTGCTGCTGATGCTGCACCTGTTCCATTAGCACCTGAATATGCAGTTGCAATTTTGAATGGTGATAATGCTTCATCTCCAGCTGCTGTTGGTGTAGCGGCTGCTGATGTATCTGCCATTGCTGTTGCATAGCGTACTCTTAGTGTATGGATTTGTCCAACTGGTCCAGTCATAGGCTGAACACCAACTAATTCGTTGGCAATAACAGTTGGCATAACACGTCTGATAACAGGTAAAATAACTCTGTTAAGAGTTGCAATGTTACCTGATGCAGTAGATCCCGCTGAAGCGTTCTCTGCTAAGTGTTTGCGAGTGTTTTCTAAGATCACACCCATTGTTGAGCGACGAGCACCTTGTAATCCTTCTAGGAGGGCTTCTTTGGTCTCACCCCAACGGCTTTCTAGTAGTTCTTTTGACATTAAATGTCTCCTTTTTAGTTTAAAGCCCTGCTAGGCGTTTTAGGTCAATGACGTTATTATCGTCAAAGGCTTTGTCGACAACCTTTGCAGTTTTATTACCAGTTTGTTCAGTTAAACTTGCAGCCTTTTTAGTTGCTCTAGTTTCGCTCAACACTGCTGGCAAATATTTTTCAAAAGCGTTCTTCAATCGAGATGTTTGAACGTTTTCAAGTAGGTTAATCATAATTTCTCTCTTCTCATCATTGAGAGGAGATAGAAGCTCGTCCAATGTAGCATCACGCTCATTGGCTTCTTTTATGATTTGGATTTCTTTGTTTTTGCTTTCAACAAGTGCTTTCGCCTTGTCTTTAACAGCAATGGCTTCTGCCAACTGTTTATCCTTTTCAGCAACAATTGCACTTAGTTTGCGTACTTCTTCATTTTCATTTAAATGTGTAGCACCAAACTCAGTTGCATATGCTTCAAAGATTCGACGACCAAAATTGTTCTCACGAGCAATTTTAATGTCTTCTTTAAGTTGACCCATTTCAGCCTTTAGATGCGTAGATACAGTTGAAGCCATCTTTTTAGCAGATTCTTTTATGAACTTGCTCTTTAGACTATCAAGTTTATTGCGTGCTTGTGAAACAAGTCTAACCTTAGTTTCCACCAAGTCTTTCTTGTCAGCAGCAAATTCCTTGATTTCTTCAGCTAAAGCACCAACAACAAATTTTTCTAACTTTTCAAAACCTGTTTTTGTTACTTTACGATCTGCTCTAAGTTCTTTTAACTCTTCTGAAAGTTGTTTTACTAAAAAGCCGTTAAACTTATCAGCATTTTCTTTCATTTTGTTATGAAACTTAACACGATCTTCTGCTAATGCTTTCTTCTCTTCGTTAAGAGCTGATATTTCATTAGCTAAGCCTTCTGTAACCATTTTATCTAGGGCTTCTACCATCACAGTTTTGTCATGCTCATAGCGTTGTGCAAACTCCTCACGAAGTTCAGCACGTACTGTCTCTTTGGCCTCTACCATTTTTGCTTCCCATTGTTCAGCAATAGCAGTACGAGTGTCCTCATTGACGAGATCGCTATCTAATAGTGGTTTAATAGCATCTAACATGCGATTCTCCTAAATTTTTAGGTCTCTGATAAGACGAGTAACCTCATCTTTCAGGTACTTTTGTATTTTGCCGTCCTTGCCAGATTCTCTTGCCATTTCTAAAATACGATGACCATGTTTCATGTTCATCAGTCCTTCATAAATTGCTTTTGGATACGCATTAGGCGCACTGGGTTGGGCGACCACGTCTACAGTAACTATTTCAAAATCACTGACACGTCCGTTATGTGGATCAACATTACCTGATCCACGACTCGAAACACCCAATCTCACACCGGATTGCAACATAGTTTTAACAAGTTGCCCCATTGGAGTTGGGAGAATTTTTAGTTTTCCAAAACCATTTGGACCGTCCATCCACATACTTTCAATCATATGACATACACGGTCTAAATTAATTTTAAGGTCATCTGGATGATCTACTTCGCCAAGAACACTGTTACCTTCTTTGATTTGCTCGTTAAGAGTATCAACTGCTTGCTTTATTTCACTTACAGGATAAACACGCTCATTGGCATTCTTTACGTCACCTTGTATGCAGATGCCTTCCATATAGAGATCCTTACCGTCTTTGCCTTCAACAAGTTGAATTTTTGCGGCTTCGAAAGTAAGGTTTTCTCTAAGATATAGCTGTCCCATATACTCGGTTCCTAAGCTAGATTAGTCTATAACACTTTTGGTGTTAACACCAGAAGCTTGTGCTAGTTCAGGTTTTGTAGCTGGCTTAACATCTGGCTTTGTAGTTGCGTTCATGTCACCATACTTTGGTGTTGCACGCCCTTGTGCACCTTTGTTGCCTGCGTCAATGTTTACTGGCTTTGCATCCATTCCTTTTTGACCTGAGTTGGCTGCTACTGGACTTTTACTAGCTGGCGATGTTGTAACTGGCTTAGGAGCTGCAACTAATTCTACACCTTCTTCTAAACCTTCTACTTTAACATCAACATCAATTGGCTCATCCATTTCGTCTTCCATGTCATCAATCTCGTCCTGCTCCATGTCAGTATCGCCTTCAATGTCGTCTGTGTTATCGTCAACCTGTGCCATTAGCTCTTCGAATTCACCCATTAGTTCGTCTAATTTGTCTTCGATATCTACAACACGGTCTTCTAAATCTTCGTCGTCATCGTCATCGTCGTCAACATCTACGTCGATCATTTCGATTTCTTCATCTTCATCTTCCATTCTGACGCCTTCTTCTTCGGCCTCAACTTCGTCAATGAGATCGTCAACCTGTGATCCACCTAAATCTGATTCTTCAATGGACTCATCCATTTTATCATCATACTCGATGTCTTTTGTTACTTTCTTACCAGCTTTTTCAGCATGGTCATCTTTTTCTGCTTCTGATTCTTCAGACATAATCTCTTCGTATATGTCTTTTGACTTTTCCACAACAATCTCATGGAAAAGAGCTTTTGCATTTTTTTCATCATCGTTGATGACGAATTCAATAAGTTGCTCAAATTTGTTCATTAAAATAATCCTTCTAAGTATTGGGCTCAGTATAGTACTTACACCAAAATAGAAAAACTAGTAGTTTATAGGGGTAAAAGTGGTAGAAAATGAATTATTTTCTGTGCTAACCTACATCTGTGGTGGAGGCGGAGCAAATTGTGCTTGAATACGTTTGAGATCTTGCTGCTTCTCATAGTTTCTAAGATCATACATTCTACGCAGTTTAGATATCTGCTTTAGTGTGAGTTTTGTTTTACGCAACTCGCCAAGTTCTGGAACAGAGTTATCGTCTTTCTGTTCTTGATATCCGTCTGCCGTTGCATCATAAAATTCAAATAGTTTCATAATAGTATTTATGCAGGAGGTTCTTCAGGAGCGGCTGGTGCACCCATGTCAACGTTTACATCAACTTCTTCGCCACCGGCAGCCTCTTCGCCAGCAACTGCATCTCCCATCTCAACATCACCTTCAAAGTCGCCTGGACTGATACCTACTGTACGTAAATCACTACCAGTTGGTTCAGTTTCAATTGGTTGTCCGGTTTCTTCTTCCCAATACTCAGTATTTTCTTGAAGTTCATCGTCAGTTAATCCAAGATAGCGTTTCATAAGAAAACGCTTGCTCATGTAGGGTAGTTGTTCTAATGCACTGAATGCTTGAATTCTTGTTGTGTCTAGTTCGGCCTGTCTATAACTTGCAAAATTCTGTGGAGGTGCAAATGTAATGTTAAAAAGTCCACTATCAATGTTGAAACCTCTCCAACGCATAAACATTTTGAATTCATCATCGAGTTTTTCAATCACCTGCTTTTGCAATCTTTCGCAATACTGATTGAATCTGTATTCTTGTATCAGAGCAGTACCAACTCTTCCATCGTTCATTGGTCGATCTGAGTCATCTGGACCTGTTGGTAGATAACTGCTAGGAACACGCAAGCCTCTGCACATTTTATTGTTAAAATATTTTAGATCGTCAATCTGTCCAAGATTTTCACCACCTGGAAGTGTTTCAACTTTTGATCCACGTCCTTCAGCAGTTTGAGGAAAGAAGTAGTCTTCGTTGATTGACAATGGATTGTAGGTTGTATCCATTGTGGTTGTTTGTTGACCACCTTGTGGATTTGGTATACGTCTTTGATGTACTTCATTTTTTACACGCTCAACAAACTGCATGGCTAGATGTGATGGCATGTTTCCAACATCAATGTAGAATACACGTCTCTCAGGAGCACGTTGTACTCTGTAGATCAATATAGCATCTTCAAGCAGTTCTTTTTGTTTGAACACTTTGAATATCATTTCCAGCACACTCTGCGAGAAAGGCCAGAAAAAATCTAATCCTTCACTGAGTCCAAGATGCACTACATTTTTAGCATCAATTACTGTTTCATTTACTGTGTGTTCAAATCTGCTCTGTCCGCCTGGTGCATTAGGAATAGTATAGTTTGAACCGCCCATGGCACTGCCGCCAGTTCCGATTATTTCTCCTGAATTTAATCCTGTGCCATAGTCTGTGGTTTTCTTAGGTGCAATACTGAGATTCTGAAAGTTTGGATTTATATCTCTAATCACATACTGCTCAGGTCGTTTGCCTTCATTTTCATTAACAATCACACGCACAACCTTGGTCATGTCAACCCAGTACAGTTCAAATGTTTCTGGATCACGCACAAACACTTGATCGCCGTACTTTATAGTATTCCTAAAAATACGGAACATACGCTGATCAAGTTTGTTTAGTTTTGTCCACTGTTGTAGTTGTGTGCGTATTATTTCAATTTCGTTATTTGTTGGCTTATCAGTGTATTGAACTTCAAATGGAGTGTTGTTGCTTTCGTTCTTTTGTGTTGAAAACTCTGCTATAATGTCTAAACAAGCATTGATTTCGCTATCAGTATCCATGTTTTCATACTGATTGTAGCGTTCTATTCTGTTTGGATGTCCAGAATAAACTTCTGGTAGATGACTTTGATAGTTTTTAAAACCGAACTGTCCGCCAGAACCACCACTACCATAAGCAGGACCTCTTGCGTTTTGTCCACTTATAGGACTCAGTTGACCACCGGTGTTACCAACTGCTTTGAAGTATTTTTTCCAGGACATATAATTTCCATGTAAATCTTTGTTATGGAGTATTTATCAGTTGTTGCGGGCGGCTTGTAATTGTTCGCCTTGTAGTCTTGTGCCTTTGGTTTGCTGGTCAAGCATGGCCTGTAGTACACCAAGAATTTTTTCGTTACTGCCTCCATCGCCCTGTATTGCTTGTGTTTGACCTGCGGCTGGACCACCTTCCATGTCTGTGAGTCCTTG